TTATTAACTAAACCCCAACTTATGCAAACCCTTTTTTATCGCCCCATCAATTATCCGATTGATACGCTCTCGACGGTCAATAAATATCTTGTCGAAATTCATCCAGCCAATCATGCGGTGCATGTTAGATTGATTGTCATTCTCGCCCATGACATAACCAGCGTAGCTTGTTTCATTGGCAATAATAGATTTCATTCCGCTTCCGTATTGCTTCCAATTGTTGCGGAGGGTTTGCGTTCGCTTGTAAGGTATCTTGCCTTTGTTGCGGAGTGCCATGACTTTTTTGAATTGTTTCCATGAAGCATAACCTATTATCATTTTTCCGGTTGGCGTGCGTGCTTTCAGGTGCGGAAAGGCTTCAGCCCTGCTAATTGATTTCTTGGGTGGATAGTGCCTATAAACATTGATAATATAATCCGACACGTCATCGACAATAGCATTGCCAACCTCGAACGGTACACGCTCTAAAGCAGCCGCTATTTCCTTGTCTCCCGTTATGTCAATTCCAATAAAGTCTGACAATGTTGCCTCACTCTCTCAATTTTGTTACAATAGAACCGTACCCCATAGGCGTAATTCCTGCCTGAAGCCTATCAACGGCAGGAGTAGGGTCGGTTGCACTTGGGGTACTTTTTTTATGGCAACTTCGGAAATCGTCCACGAGTACCCGGTTTCTTGGTTGGTACTAATTGGCATTTGCAGTTATACCCCTGACATTCTAAATGTGGATTGGGTGCATTTTGTGGTCGTATGCCTGCCGCTTGCCACACACTCGCACGTTTCACAATCCCCGACAATTTCATACAACTTGAGCAGTGTTCCGCTTTGCCTAACACCCATTCCAGTTTCTGATCCTTGCCCGCCATTGTCTTGGCTTCGTTGACAATCGAATTGTAGCGGTTTGCCCATGTTTGCGCCCTGCTAACATACGGATCAACGGGTCGCCCCTCTTGTCGTGCAATCAATATTTCTTCAGCAAAGTCTAGGACGTAGCCTTCTTCATCGAATATCAACTCACGCAATCGTCTTGCTTCCGCTTCGGTCATGTCCTCAACGGTCAAACCTAATTCACGTAATCCCTCACGCCACGCCCTGTTAAATTGTTCCTCGATCAACCTCGAATGATGGTCAATGTACGCTCCTAAGTCACCCGTGTTGTACAATTCGCGGATAGCAGTCCTTAGCGAAAACTCGTAATGCAAGGCGGTCTTAGCCAGCGACACAGATCCGTCAATGTCTTTCGGGACGCTGTACCCCTGCGCTTTCAACGTATCGACTATTCTGACAACTGCCTCAATTGCCTGCTGGTTGTACATTGACAACCTCCATGACTGATTTCAGCTCTGATAATAATGCCGTGATGTCCTGACTGCGTTTTTTGCCGAACACGTCCACAACCTCATCAACCGTATTGCTGTCCGCTAACTCTGCCTTGATGTCGGCTATCATCCACGCTGGAATGTAATCGCTCTCAAAGTCACATGACGCTCCCTTGCCGTCCTTCAGGCGTTTGGTTGCCTTGCGTTGCCAGCGTTTCAAGTCCTCTTGCATGGGGTCCTCTTGCATGGGGTCATCTTCCTGCTCTTGTGGTAATGCTGGTTGAGTTGGTTGAGTTGGTTGTTCTTGTTGTCTTAATAGTTGTTCGTCCGTTAATTCAATACCTGATAACTCCGCCGCATTAAGAACGTGTAAACCAGCCTCAACGTATAATTTAAACACCTGCGCCCGTTTTTCTTCGTCTTCCTGGTAGATGGGAAGAGAACCGAAATCAAAATCTAATCTTGCCCCGACGTCTGTCAATAGTTGTGTATTGATTACATCTCGCAAGCGGTTTGCCTTCGGGATAATGGTCTCATCGTAAAACCCCTTGCGGTGTTCTTTTGCGGTTGCGTAGTTGGCCGCGTCCTGTAACATGGTTTTGGGAATACCGAACGCTAATGCAACGTTGCTCAATGCCTGCTGGTACAGCTCTGTCATAGCCAGGTCTTTGATTGGTGGTGTGAGTTGTTGGGTTGTAATTGCCCCTGCCCGAATACCAACCACGTTGAAGGCGTTTGCGATTGAACTTATCATGTTTTTAACAATTCTCTCAACCCTCTTAACTTCTGTGTCGGGCGTGTTGATATCCATCCCCAGGAACGTGACAGGCATCGCCCCACCCTCGAAGAATTTAGCCGCAAATCTGTCCATGTAGCGTAATAGTTGTGCATTGGTCAACGCTACCTCTGCGTTGCCTACCCCGTTGGTCACGTCATTAGCAGGGTCGAAGTCTGCGAAATATACCATCTGGTATAAGTTTCTTTCAGGATAGTTTACCCACTGCGTACCCGTCAAATTTGTGCCGGTTACGTTCTGCGTGAATAGTATCGCCTGTTGCTGTGGTTTATATTCAACGGTTATCGAGTACGGATTGCGATAATACACGTTCTGCGGCTTCCCGTAGTCATTCTGTACCCGTTCCCAAAAAGCAGAACCCGTCAAGCACATCGAAGCTGTAGCCTTCCAAATCAGGTTAGAGAAGCCTTCACGGAACGGCCATTCCGTCTCGATGTCTTTTTTCGCGTTGGCTTTGTAGAACTTTACAGGCACGCTCGCAACGGAATTTGCAATCAGTGTTACCGCACGGAATATCAGCGGAACATAAGTATATGCCGAAGCGGTATCAGTCACCTTGTCGGTTGAGCCCATCAGCTCGCTGAACCAATACGGGATCTGTGTCACCGATTTTGTACTTTTGTTGATTGTGGTTGTCTCTAAAAATGAACTTGCCATGTTACCTCACTATCCCCCGAATAAAATGACGCTGCTACCTGCGTTTATACAGTCCCACGCTAACGCCAATGACATGACACAATCGTCATGTAATCCATCAGGCGCATTGTATGAGAATGATCCCGAAGGTGTACGCTTGCTTTCATAACTCAATAACTCCCCTATCAATATAGGATCGTTGTATATCCCGATTTCTCCATGTTCAAACGCTGATTGTAGGTTGGTAATGATTGTCTGCTTTGTTGCGTTCGTGGTTGTGAATGGAATAATATTCATGTTTCGATTACGCAAATGGTCAATCACACCTTGCCCAATACTGTTAGCTTCAATTTTCATCAAGTCCATTTTGAAGCGGTTATATACAGATTGCAACCTATCCTCAAGCACATTGTAATCGACCCTATTGAAGCGGTCTTTATAAACAACGTTTTTCGATTGTACGTCCATGACTGTTATAACCGTATAGTCAACACTTGCTGCCACGTCAACACCTGCCACGTATTGACGATCCTTGACTGGTTTGTCGATCATCTCACATCGGATGGCTTCCTGTACCCGTCTGAATACCGAACCCTCATCGTCTATAAACTCTGCTAAATACTCTTGACGAAATATAAGCTCTGGTAGATCCCGTTTTGCTGATTCAATCTCAACAGGTGCTATATACGGATTGCTGGCTGTTGGAAAGCTGAATGATGCCCAACCTTCATCACCCGTCAATCCGTGCTGATAATTCTCCCAAAACCAGTTGCGCCCCTTTGGTGTTGATATAAATAATGCCTTACCCTGTCTGTCAGATAACGCTGGTCTGATTGCTTCCGTCCATGCTTCTTTTTTCATAAACGCACATTCATCCATGACCACGAAGTCCAACCCCTCACCTCGTAAACTGTCAGGATTATCAGCGGAGCGTACCGCAACAAATCCACCACCAGGAAGTGTGACCATACGGTCAACTAACCTAATATCAGCACCTGGAATATTACGACCTATTTGTCGCAATGGTCGCCATCCTACTTCACTTGTTTTGTAAGATGGTGACACCCACCACGCACGCCCACCTTTAGACGCAACATCTAAACACTCATTCACACCAAGACGGGTTTTACCCCAACGCCTGCCAGCCGCCAAAGTTTTGAACCTTGCGTCATTCTTGTGTACATGCAATTGCCCTGCATGTGGATTAGCGTCAATCGTCACTTGTTGCATCGTCCCACCTCACTACAATTGACTTACCCATAGAAGTCACATCAATAGCATCCCCAAACTCACCCTTGCGTTTTCGTGCCAGCCACCATTTAGCGTCCTGCGTGTTGCCTTCCTTGATTGATTTCAACAATATCCCCTGAGCAAGGTCATTCATGCGCTCGCACTCCTCGTCATACGCTTCACGGACTAACGGCTTTGTCTCGATCCACTTTTGCACTGTATTCCATGTGCAATTCAAACGATCAGCGATGGTTGACTTGATACCACCACTGCCCTTGATTGCCTTCTGGAATTGTGCTACCGTGTAGCGTTTACCCTTACTCATTCTGTAAATTTCCTTATGTCACCAATATTGGCTCTTGTCCTGTCACGTCCACCCATCGCTGGATTGCTACCGCACAATAAGCAGGTGAGATTTCAACCGCTCGACATTTGCGGTTCAGGCGTTCACAGGCAATTAGGGTTGTGCCGGAACCGGAAAAACACTCGAAAATAATTGCATTAGGCTCGCTATAATTCTCAATAAGGTCTTCCCACATTTTCAATGGTTTAGGGCAAGGGTGGTTTGCCACTCCTTCTTGTTTACCAATCGGATAATCAAATAAATCGTTGGCGCGTCTGCGTTGCCACTTTTCGCCAAAAAACAAAACCGGCTCCCAACACCAAAACCGAGACACGCGCCCATTAGTCATGCTGTTAGATTTTGTCCAGGGTGCCCAGTGCAAAGGCTCAAACCATCTAAGCCAGTGCGCCAGGTTGTAACAACCTGGCGTGATAATCTGTTTTTCACTTACAGATTGACAGACGCTAAACCAAGCCTCACTAAAATCCTTATATGTATCCGAATTTTTTAAGTCATCGACTGTGGACCCGTCGTAATCAAAACCAACGTTGTAAGGTGGGTCCACTGGTGCTAACTCTGCACGTTCACCGTGCATAAGTCTGTCAACTACACTCGCGTCCGTGCAATCGCCGCAAATCAGTTTATGCTCGCCGAGTTGCCACAGTTGCCCCGACTCAACGCCCCACTTCTCGCGCAATTCCTCAGCCTTGTCAATCTGCGGTTCTGCGTCTTCTGGTTGCTCGCCTTTGGTATCAAGTCCAAGTTTGTCAAGGTCAATGTCCGAAAACATCCCGTCAAGCATTCCGCTGTCAAACTCGATCTGCAACTGGTCAACGTCCCACTCTGCTAATTCAGAGGCTCGGTTGTCCCATAGTGCAAGCCGTGTCTTTTGCTCTGGTGTAAGCCCCTTACGCTTGACTGCTATAATCTCGTTGCCGTCCGCTTCGATCACCCTGACATTCTCAATGCCTGCAATACCAGCGGCTTCGATGACGCCATTTCCAGCAAGGATGATATTATCCTCGTCGATAACAATAGACCTTGCCCCGCCGACTTCCTGCAACGATGATACAATCTGCCCTATGTTGCGCTGGTTGTGCTTGCGTGCGTTATTTGGGTCTGGCTTCAATTGCCCGATGTGGTTTATCTCATCCATCAATACTCCGCTTCAATCTCCAGATACGGCTCAAACGTGTTACCGCCACTATCAAACTGTACCTCGACACGATAACCCTTTCCAGCCGTCAACGCTGTCACCGCTGGAAGTGTGATAACATCCCCAACGGTTGACGCTGAACCTGATAGCACCGTTGCTGATACGTCCGTTCGGATGCCACCCGTCACATCGTAAGCCTTGACAACAACATTGGTTGGATTCGAACCCCATGGGGTAGTCGTGACGCTGTAAATAATCGCTTCGTCATCACCCTGATAATATTTGCCAATCAATCTATCTGTCATATCTAACTCACTTGTCTACTTATCAGAACTTGAAGGGGTGGCTGTGCCTTTGATTTCGTATCAACCCTCGATTTGAGTTTGCACATTTAGCCACCCCTGCAAGGCCTACTTGTCACCTTCTGGATCCCATTCGTCTGGGACCCAGCAAGGTTCTTTCCCATCATGCACAATTTGACCAAGAAGAATATCAATCCCTTTGGTCAAATAAACAATACGATTACCGTATCGGGTTATTTTTTTTTCCTGCTTCTCGACAATCAATTCCAGTTTGTCAACTCGTGATTCCATTTTGTTCGCCAATTTCTCCCATGTATCACTAGCCATTTTTTCAGTTTCCGCCCTAACTTTTGGCTTTAAAAAATGGTTTGTTATCACTCCACCCAACACGACGCCAATAACACCGATAACCGCTATGATGATTGCATCCATGATAATGTTATCCTTGCGGTGTCGCTGATTTTTCGCCTGCGTCCTCAATGGCAATTCCAGCAATAAGCACCATCACAAGCCCGACGATACTCTGCCAAATTTCCTCTGGTACTGACAAATAATGTAAAACGACTGCCTGACAAACACCAAAAATGGCTAACCAAAACTTGCGTGATTTCAAAAGACTTGACATGATTGACTCCTTTTTGTCAATCTACTGTATATGCGCATAAAATACAGTAGACACTATATCGTGCTGTTGATACTCATATCAAGTTTGTAACACATATGTTCTATTCTGTCAAGTAGCAATCCGATTGCTTGCGATAATTTAAGGTTGCCAATTTATCAC